CGTAGGTTTCGTTACCTGCGGTTTTAACACCCTTGGTTGCCAGGGTGCCGCCGCCGAAGTAGTCCTTGAGCTCGTCCCATTCGAAGGTTTTGGCGTGGGCCTTGTCGTCGCCGCTGCGGTCTGACTCCAGCAACACGATGGGCATGCCGGACACCTGGCCCATCAAGCGGCTGCGGCCGGCCTTGGTGGATTTGGACGGGTCGAACCCTTCGTAACCATCACGGCCCGCGAGTTTCCAGAGCAGTGTGAGCAAAGTGGTCTTGCCGGCGCCGGCCTCGCCCGTGGCTTCAAGGAACGGAAACGACTGGTAGCGGCCACGGATCTGCTCGGCGAACAGGGAGCCAAACCAGAAGGTCAGCGCCACGACGCCCTGGGCGCCGAAGCACTGCCAGAGAAGGCCAAGCCACTGCGGGTCGTATTTTTTGCTGTCTTTTTCCAGATCGATCTTGACCCCCTTTTGCAGGGTTTTGAGCTTGAGCTTGCCCATTTCGAAGAATTCTTCTTCGTTGATGTTGATGACCTGGCCTTCGCGGATGGCTACGTCGTTGAACACGTAGCAGCGGTATTCCTTGCTGTAGCCCACGTAGTCGATGGTCTGGACGGTCTTGATCCCAAAAAGCTGATCTTTCATGAGTTTGTCCAATTGCTGTCCACTGCCGGTGAACACGGCTCCGGCACCCATGCCGAGAAGTCTTTTTTTGAATTCGCTTGCGGCAGCGACCTGGCCGCCGGTGAAGGTGTTTTTCACGGAGCCGCCGTCGTGGGGGAAGTCGACGCGGAAGAAGTACCAGGACTCGTCGGTAATCTCGTTGCGCTGGAAATAGAGGGCCTTGGGGTAGCAGTTGGCGATTTCGACGACGCAGCCGGCCATCTGCAAGGCTTTGTCCCGGATTTGCCTTTCGTTAAGCACTTGCTCTTCCTGCTTATCGGTTTTGTCGAACGTCTGCTTGGCGGTGTTGAATTTCGCCATGTCCAATTTCCACCAGTACAAACGGGAGTCGAAACAGAAGTGAAACTCCTCCCGCTCACGCCAGTGATACATGAGCATCGCCTTGTCGCTGGCGTTGTCAGCAATGAGCAGATCGCCCTGGTGCCTGGCTTCCCTCAGGTCTTTTTTGATGCGTTCTGCGCGTGCTGTTTCGTCGTCAATGAATGCCCAGCGCTGATGCAGGTCATTCCAGTCGACCTTGCGTGCGTCCGGCTGCGGGATCTGCGCGGCTTCGCAGGTGAAACCAAGTTCGCGGGCACGTTTGACCCACATCTGTGTGTACTTGTGAGCGCCTGGCTCGTTGTCCAGAGCCCAGATCAACTTAGGTGTTTTACCGCCGCGAGAGGTGATCAGCGCCTTCAGTGACTCCTCTGGAAAGGCATTTGAAGACAGGGCTGCAACTGCTGATAGACCGTTATGAATGAGCGCGATGGCGTCGAAGATGCCTTCAACGATCCACAGTTCTTTCACTTCAAGCAGATCCAGGCAAGGCGGGCACCACCAGTGCCCCCTGTAGCTCTTGAGGGGTTGGAAGCGGGCCTTTTTCTTGCCGAAGCGCGAAGGCTGGTCAATCAGGCGCTCCCAGTACCCGCCGTGCTCCAGGGGAAAACGGACGGTTGCAGAGCCGATTTCCAGATCCCGGTCAAAGTAGCTTTCCTGGGTATACCAACCCTCAATCAGTTCAGTGCGAAAGCCTCGGGCAAAAGACAGGTACGCCTTGGCACTGGCGGCTGGCTCGTCCCGGGTAGCAGGAGCCCGCTTGCTCCAGTCGTCGAACAGGTCTGGATACAGCTCTTTAGTAGGAGCCATGTACCGGCAGTTTTTCTCGCGGCCACAGCGAATGAACCAAGGTTCGTCATGGCGAGAAAACAGGCGTTTCTGGTTGCACTGCGGGCAAGTGCCCTTGCGCATGTAATGCGTGCCCTTCATGTGTTGAAGGCCGTAGTCAGATTCCAGGCGCTGAATCACATCGGCGCGGATCTGGTGCTCCATGGGCTTGCGATTCACTGCGCATTCCCCATGGTGGGGACGAGCTGCTTTTTCAGCTCGGTGCGTGTCTTGCAGATGCCGGCCAGGTAAGGCAAGTCCTCAAGCACCTTCGGCGCCCGCTGGCCGCTTGGCACATTCCGGTAGCGGTCGGAGTACCAAATATCAGCCATGGTGACTTCGTACTGACTGGTCAGCCACAACAGGTAGTGCTGCGCCTGCTGTTCGTCCAGCTCCAGTTTTATGGTGATTTTGCTCATTTCGGCCACCAGTAAGTTGCAGTTTCCCCTTACCCACGCGGTGCGGGCATACAGAAGAGGGGAGGTTGGGTGTTATTGAGGGAGGTTGTGATTCAGCAGATGCGTGGGAAGCAATCGTGCTGACACAGGGCGTCGCTGTTGGGTGCAGGTGTCCAGCAGCCAAATGACCGGCCGGAATGGACCGCTGCTGGGGTAGATGCCGAGCCAGGCAATGCGGTTGCACGTCATACTTTCGAACTCGGCCACGGCTAATTCCGCAATGCGTTGCACCAGGTGCGGCGGCACTTCCAATGACAGCGTCAGGTAACGGGCGCAGTTGTCCAGCAGTTGGGTGTCACCGGCCAAGTGTTGGGAGCGGTGGCGGTACAGATAGGCTACAGCTGCTTGCTGCATCGCTACGCGGTAGTCACTGGTGGGGTTGGCGGTCAAGTTTATGGCGTTCATACGGATGCAGTCTCCACGTCCAGTTGGTCCAGCAAATCGGGTTGGTTGGTATCGGCACGGCTGTCGCGTATCGCCTTTTGACGAGCCATGTACGGGGCGATTGGGACTATGGTCAGCGGTCGCTCAACACCCGACGGACTGAGCTGAAAATCTATGGTCTGGCTACCGGTAAACGTTGCCCCGCACACGACGTTCATGCATTGGTAGTACAAGGATCGGAAACATGGCGTTTGCCCCTCAGACGTTCGAATGCGCAGCGGGCCGTAGCAGGAAGGACAAACCAGCTTGTATGTGCTCAATGCTTCTGCCCTCGGCTGTGCAGCAGGATCGTTGCCAGAACTTCGGAGTGGCGAGCTGCCATGTAATGGCTGTGAGCGCGCAGGATGGCTTCTGCCTCATCCCGTTCGATGACCCCGTCGTCCAATGCTTTGGCGATGATCTGGTCGACCACGCCACGCTTGGCTGCGGCCCGCACCGAGCGGCCGTAGAGGTCGACGTTATCGAGTGTTTCAGGCTTGGCCAGGGGCACAAACATGCCCCCGTACATAGCGGCTATGTATTCAGGCAGGTAGGTCGTGCCCATGTCCTGCTCTAACAGGTGTATTTGCTCATCGCTCAAAGGTCGGCTGCCGGCGTTTTCATAGATGTGGTTATCGAACTTTTTGAGTTCGTACCCGAGGCGTGCCGCTGCGCATTCCCGGCCACCTTCGTAGTCGTTGATGACAGCGCTCATGACTTGCCGCTTGGTCGCTAGAACTGGGCGTTTCATCTTCTGGTATCCCCCTGGAGTCATCGCCCCTACAGTTGTTTCATACAGCCTGTGCTGCGGTCTGCTCGGTGCCTTCCGCCAGGATCCCAGGCAATACCTCTTTGCCAATCACCCGAGACAAGTCCCGCAGGATCTGGAATGTCAGCCGCCCGCGCGGCAGGGTTTCGTGGCCGGCCCAGCGCTGAACCACCTGGGTGACCGTCCTCACCTCGTAGCCATGGCTGAGGGCGAACTGACGGAAGTTACTGCCGCGTTCGATCAGTCGTGCCTGGATCTGGCGCTTCTCCATCGCTTGGCTCATGGTTCGAGTGTTCCTAGTTGGTTAAGATGTACCTGTTTGTTCGCAGTATACGCACCAAAACGGGTGCGTCAATCGGAATATATGAAAAAATGAGTATAGCGACGCGTTTGCGCAGCGTAATAGACGACAGAGGAATGTCTATAAAGGAGGCCTCAGAGGTAGTGGGGATCCCTTACAGAACGCTTCAGAACTACCTTCTGGGCGAACGCGAGCCCAATGCAAAGGCGATGGCTGCCATTCGCACTCATTTGGGTATAAGTCTGGATTGGCTGCTGACAGGAGAGGGCTCTATGTTTCTGGGTGTGTCAGCTGGGACATCTGATGCGCAGGCTGCAAATCAGCAGGAGGAGGCCATCCTTGAGCTGTTCCGCTCGCTTGGAGAGGCCGGTAAGCGGGAGATACAAAGCGCTGCTGAAGAAAAGAAACGCTTAATGGATGTCGAGCAGCGCCTCAAGGATTTGACTGAAGCCCTTGCCGATACCAAACGGCCAGCATAATCTGTACCCATTAAGAACGGATCCTAGACAGGGAAGTATCGGATCACGACTCACCAATTAAGCAAAAAAGAAAATGGTGATTTTCTGTCCCTTCGAAAAATCATAAGGATATGCTGATGGTTATAAAACTTCCTTAAAAAATCTCGAAAGTGTGAGTGCGTGTGCGCGCTCGGTTTTTGGGGAAGGTAAATATTATGTTCGAATGGAAACTGATTTAAGTTTTGATTTATTGGGGAGTTATATGGCATTTGAATTGAAGTATGCAGTTATACATAGTTTCGATAAAGAGAAGCATGCGACTAATGTGGATCCGGCTAAGATAGTGAAGAAGCCGCTTTTTGATGTGGCAAAGCCGAGTGTGGTAAAGCTTGTTTCTAGTATCCATGGAGTGCTAGGGAAGACAGGTAATAATGTCGTGTGGGGGCAATTTTCGGAGGTCGGGAGGCAAGGTGCTTTTCCTCCAGAAGTGGCGTCCTACATAGTTGATTCGAATGCTGATAAGTTTGAGCATCTAACTCACATTGCCCTTGATGAGCTTATAGGGAAATCCTTGGCTGAAGCCCTATCTACAGGCGGGTATATTCTGTTCGCGCAGTATTTAAATGATAATGTGCCATTTCTTCTTGTTACTAGTATCAAGCAGCGTGATGGGCTGAAGCTCAATGCCGATTATATTCCTGAAGAAACGACTGATATTGATATGTCAAAAATTCAACAGGCGGCTAGAATAAATTTATCCAGGCTGTCTGAATTCTTGAATCCGGTGGCTGAGGTTGCGGATTTGGATGAGGAGCAATTAGCAGAAATTGAAATGGAGAAAGAAAAAACTTATTTATGTTTCATTAGTAAAGGGAAGGGCAGTGAGGCTTCTGGATATTTCGTGGAGGCTCTAGGTTGTGAAAAGGGGGTCGCCTCCGCAAGGGCGACTAGAAATGCCATGGATATGGTGGAGTCGTTTTTTAAAAGCCGAGAGCCGATTAAGCATCTTAAGGTTTTAGCGCGCGAAAATGTAGTTCGATACCTGCAGCAGAAAATTGAAGATGGGCACCATGCAACTCTTGAAGGAATACATGCTGCAGCTACTTCCTGCATACAGCCTGAACAAGCCGAATTAACGGCCTACGTTGCAGAACTCAAAGATTTCTTGAATGA